CCCGATCAGAGGAATGCGTAGAAGCAGCCCATGGTGCCCGTGCTCGACTCGACATGGATCGTGACGTACTGCATCCCGATGGTGTCGATCACCACGCTGGCCGGCGGAGTGCCGGCAGCAGCCGAAGTGCCGGGGCTGTAGACGTTCACCGTGGGGACGCCCGTAGCCACCGAAACCGCATGGAAGAAGTACTGCGTCACGCCGTTGACCGACAGGCTCGGGATGCTCAATGCCGTGCCGTTGTACGAGCAGGTCACTTCCGCCAGCAGCGTGGGAACGTAGATCGGCGTGCCGCTCGTCTGCGTATAGGTGGCCCAGCCGACCACGCGGAAACTCGGGGTGGTCGCGTTGTTGGCGCTGTGGAATGGCGTCAGACGCAGCAGGCTGGGCTTGTCGCCCAGGTTGGTCGGGATCAGGAACGTCTGCCCGGTGGTTGACGGGAGCGTGGCGGTCGGGACGGCAGCGTCGTACGTGCCGCTGCTGGCGGTCACCAGACCCGTGGTCAGGTAGTTGGGCTTGTCGGTAGCGATGACAATGTCGGTCGGCATGGTGTGTCCTCAGTTCACTAGTTTAGCGAGCCAAGTGCCGGCAACGCTGACGATTGCGCCAATCGCCGCCGACACTCCCATGAGATACCCGCGAGCGTGCTCGAGGTTGCGAAGCCGTGCGTCGTGATCCTTGAGTTCCTCCTGCTGGTGACCCTGCATGGCGAGCAGCGAATCGACCTTGCCCTCCAGGCGGCCAATGGCGAGGAACAGTTCGTCGTGGTGGGGGGAGGTCATGGCATAATTACGCTGGAGTCACACTTGCGGACCCGTCCACGACGTACCAAGGCGACACGTCCGTAGCGCCGCTCGAGTACATCATGCGGTTGTTGGTGGTGTCCCAGACGAGTTGTCCCGTGTGCTTCCCGCCGAGGTTGATTGCGTTCGTCTTGTCCGCGATGGCGGCTGCCGTGGCCGTGGTTGTCGTGGCGAGAGAGTCGGCACTCGTTGCCTCCAGGCAGTCGCCAGGAGCCTGGTATCCCTCGATTGTCCACCGGACGTACCGCGCTGTTGTTCCGGTCGTGGCCGGGTGTCGGATGGTGATTCCGCCAGTTGTTTGATTTCCGGCTGACGCGGTAAAGCGTCCTGCCATCAACGCACTGCTATTGTTGTTGTTGTTGTACGAGACTGGCTCAACCTTGATGATCGGGGCGCAATCGATTCCGTTCGTCGCCACCATCGCGGGTGCTGACGCAACCGCCGTCGTTGTCGAGTTGTTCGTGAGCTGCACGACCGCAGAGGTCGGTGAATTGCGGAACGTGATCGGCCCGGTACGCACCGATCCTGAACCAGAAACGGCAGAAATCACCAGTGTGCCAGCTGCTGTGTAATTGCTGAAAGGAACGTCGATGCTTGCCTGCCCGATGTATGCGTTGCAGTTTCCAGGAGTTACGTTTAGGGGAGCCGCCCATCCAGCCGTTTCGTTCCTGACCGCGATGGTGCCGAACGTGATGTTGCTCTGGTTTCCCGGAGAACCAGACTTGTTGTACCAGAGCGCAGTTGAGTTCGGCGTGTTGACGCATGTGAACTGGCTGATGTGGATGCTGTTGCTGTCGGTTTGCGTGATCAGCGGATACCCGCCGCAACCATCAACCGTCAGGTTGCCGATGTCCACCTCGTTGCTTTGGACGATGTAGCAATCAACGCGGTCGTTCTCAGGCACGGGATCCTGACCGTTGTTGCGCCCGATGTACGAGCCGATGCTGATGTTGTCGCAGTTGAAGATGTACAAACTTCCTTGCTTGAACGCTTCAGTGACAATGTTGCCAACGGAAATGTTGCGCAATCCCTGCGCCCCATCACCCTGAAACTTGACTGCCCGGTCTGTGGTGGCACTGGTTCCCGCACCCTGAAGCGCAATAATTGAGTCGATGGTGACGTTGTTGGTGTCGAGCTGAAACTTGACGCCATAGCCAAAGTTCTGCGCCCAGATCCTGCCGAACGTGCTGTCGCTCACATTGACGATAAGTGGGTTTCCCGCCGATCCGCTATTGTTGATGTATGGCGTGTCGCGAACATTGATGTACGGCACGTTCCACCGTGTTCCACTCAGAGATACGCCGCCACCCATTGATCCGTACACGGTCGCGCTCAACGTGTTGTCGTAGATTTCGCTTGCCGTTCCACTCGTGTAGAACGCGAGGACATGACCGTTGCTTACCGTGATGTCCCAGAATGTTCTTGCCAGCTTGTTGACGTACACGGTCGGCGTAAACCAATTGCCCGACGGAGATCCCGGCACCGCAGTCTGGTTCGCCGAGTTGCCGTCGATGGCGCCGACGAAGCTTGTGTTTGACGTAATCGTGGATGGCGATGGATCTGTGCCTTCGCTCATCAGCACCGAGCATCCGACCGATGGCGTGTATTCGCCGTTGCCGAGCTTGATCGTGCTTCCGCATCCAAGCCAGCGCATGCCAGACTTCCACAGCAGGCAGTAGCGCGTTCCTGCCACGCGCCGAACGAGGTAGGTCTTCCCAGCCGTACCACGCACCTCCTTCAATGTATTCAACGCATTTTGTATCGCCGCGGTGTCATTTGTTACGCCATCACCAACTGCACCGAAATCCTCTACGCTCACAACATCGCGGAGCTTGTCGAGCGCCGTGCGCTGGGTCGCGCCGGTGCCGGCGGCGAGGAACGTGACCTGTTCGGAGGTTGGTTTGGTCATGGGCATGGTTACTCGCCTCGCGCTTCTTGGATGACCGAACGCAGGTATGCGTCAAGGTCCGTGCCAGACATGCCGGCGACGGTTGCCGGGTTCACGGCAACGATGGTTCCGTCGATCTTGTATACGCCTTCTGATATCTGCTGCGCTTCCATGTTCATCCCATTGAAAATAGCGTGAATACACGCGATGATCCGAGTCGGTTCTTGATGCGGATCAGGTCGCTTGCGATCCACACATTCAAGTCGGTATCCACATCAGGGTTCGTCGTATTTGCAAACGACACGTTCGTGCCAGCCGAAATCGAAGTGATCGTGTTCGTTCCTTGAGAGAACAGGAAATTCGTCGTGCCATCAAAATTGCTGCTGATGAAACGCAGGCTGCTTCCGTTTGGTAGATAGCCCTTTGCCGGGAATGAGTACTCGGCATCGTCAGCAACGACAACGGCCTGCACGGAATACATGCCTCCGTCAGAAGAATCACTCGGAGCAACGTCACCGAATCGCGGAACAAATGCCGTGGCTTGCGCCTTGTCAGTGCGCTCTGCCAAACCAATGTTGACATTCCCAAGCGCGATGATTTTTGCCGGGTAGTACGAGGTAGGCGAACTGGTGTTGATTAGGTGGCGCACCGGAGTTGCCGTCCAGTTCACGTTCCCGGTCGCAACGATGAAGTTCTTGTCGTACGTGCCGCTCGACGAATTCGACATGAAGCTGCGCGTCATCTTGCTTGCGTGGTTGTCGCAGATCGTCAGGTACATCTCGCCTTGACCAGCACCTCGCAGCGAGATGTTGGCGAAGTCTTGGACGGCACCGCCGCACACCCGATTGTCCTTGAGCGACTGGAACACCGGGTAGGCGGATGATGTTGACTCACCCATGACCAGCATGTTGCCAAGCACGCCAGTAGCCTCTGGCACATTGTTGAATGCAACATTTCCAATGGCGGTCACACTGCGCGGGCGTGAATGCGCAGAACCAGGATACAGAGAAATGCATGAGCCACCAACGGTTCCCAGGGTTCCGGCGGGATCAAATGGATTGAGGTTGCCCGGAGCGACATCGAAGTGCCAGACGTTATGACTGACATCGCCAGCAGCAATCTGGCAGTTGATGATTCCGCCAGAACCTCCGGTGATTGGCAGCATCGCAAACCTGACCGTGTTGTTGACGATCACGGACTCGTCGTTCTGCACCTTGATCGAGCGGCCCTTGCAGTTCACGAACGAGTTGTTGCTGATCGTCGCCGTGGACGGGATGTACGTTGTTCCGGTCGTGTTGCCGCCCGTGATGACAATGCCGTCGCAATCGACATTGTTTGCGCTTGCTGTGGTTTCGTTGTTCTTGATTTCTTGGAACAGACATCCGCTCACGTTTACGTTCTGCGGGTAATACGCCGAAAGAATCCCAACGCCAATTCCAGACGTTCCAGCCGACCCAGGAGTTCCGGCACCTACTGCGCGATTGTGGTCCGAGGCGATGCAGTTCGTAATGTTCACGAATCGGTAGCCACCAAGAATCGTTGCTCCGTTGTTGGCGACATACCCATCGACACCACCCACAATGCCGTATGAATTGACAAACGCGCAATTCGTAAGCGCGATGTCGTTCGTACCCTGCGCTGCGCCCTCGTCAATACGGATACCAACGAGACACATGTTGTTTGCGTCCAGCGTGATGCCTTCCATTGAGAAGTCGTAGCCCGCTGCGGTCAAGTAGAACATGTGCGAGCGATGCGAACTCGCCGTGCATTTGATGGTTGCAGAATCACCTACAAGCCGAAGGTTTCCATTCAACGTAAAGGCAATCTGCCTGCTCGCTGTTCCACCAGTCGATGACATCGCGTAGATGCCAGACGGGAAATACAGCGTCTTGCCAGCGGTCATAGCCGCCGTCATCGCCGTCTGGATGGCTGCGCGGTCATCCGCCACGCCGTTACCGACCGCGCCGAAATCCTTCACGCTGACCACGTCACCGAACTTGCTCGCCGCGCTGCGGGCCACCGCGCCCGTACCGCTCGGCGTGTAGGTGACGAGGTCCGCGCTGGTCGCGCCGATGTTGTTCGTCAGGAAGTTGACGAACTCAATGTTGTTCGTCCCAGCAACCGGAGCCGCCGAGAACGTCAGCGTCGTGCCGGCAATCGTGTACGTGCTGCGCTGCTGGTACACGCCGCCGATGTAGACCTGGGCGCTGTTGCCAAGCGCACCCGGGTCGCTCGCCAGCGTGAACGCCGTCTGCGAGCCCGTGCCGCTGAACACCTGCCGCGTGATCGTTGCCGGCGCACCGCTCGAGCCAGCCGTCACGACCGACGGAAGACCGTTGGCGTCGAACGACAGGAACGAGTTGGCGCGTTCGGTCTTTGTCGGCAGCTCCATGTTGAGCGTGCCGTCCGAGATCGGGATCTTCAGCGTGCGGTCGCCGATGTCGGCAATCTGCTGGATCTGGATCGTGGCACGGTCCAGCGAGTCGGTGATGACCTCGGGGTAGAACCCGCCCTGATTCGTCAGGTCGGTGGGCTGGAGGTTGGCGATGTCCGACGTGATCGTCAGTGTGAACCCCGAAGCCAGTGCGCCGGCGGTCAGGGTGACGGTGCCGCCTGGGTTGCTGTTCTGATCGCCGTTGAGCGTCACCGTGTAGTCGGTCGTGAGCACCAGCGTGCTCTCGGTGCCCGTGCTGACGGTCAGCTTGATGACGTCCAAGTCCGTGGCAGCAAACACTTTGAACGTGAACGGGAACGCGCTGGCGGTCCCATTACCAGTAAACGGCCCGGCGATTCGCGTCGTGCTGCTAATCGTCATCGCTTGCTCTCCGGCGTGGCGGTGCCAGTAATCATCCCCCGAATCATATCGTAGCCCGATTCGGGTTCGATCTCGCCGCGTTCAACGTCGATCAGATATCCGGCAGGGCGACCGAGCGCCGACACCGGGACGCCGGTCAGCAGCGTGATGAGCGTCAGGACGTCACGCACATTGCGGCCCGTCACGTCCTTGTCCTCGTCGGTCACGGCGATGATGGCCTTGCTTGTGCCGATAGTGGCCGACTCGAGCGCCGCGATGGACGGGCTGGTCGTAATGCGGTCGTCGTACGGCTTGTCGTTGAACGCCGTAGTAATCGCCGTATAAGCCGTGCTTCCGAACGGCAGCAGCGCCGCCCCCATACGGACCTGGCTTCCGAAGAACCAATCCATGAACACGTCCATGTAGCCGTCTTCGTCTTCGTCATCCCAGCCGCCTCCGAGACTGCGGACGATGGCGTCGGACACGATTGCCGGCAGCAGCATGCCCATGACGTAGATGTAGAGCAGGCGCCCCTTGCCGCTACGCCAGCCCATGTCGCGCACCGTCTTCTGGAACTCGCCAAGGTTCAGGTTGGCGAGCATGTTGAAGTACCCGGTGAACTGCACGAATGTGCGGTAGAACGGGGTGCCGACCTCAAACATGGACAGGTCTTCCGGGCTCAGGCTGCCCTGCGTCAGGCGTACCGCGGCATCGCCACGGGCAACGGCCTCGGTTTGCGTTTCACCCTCAGCGAGCGCCTGGTTGTAGGCGCCATGCCAAGTCGTGACGTCCACCATGTTCTGGAACGCCTGCTGCAAGAAGTAGCCGTGCTTGCTCGACCACTGCTGCAATTTCTCATACTTGCTCGGGTTGAGCAGCAGTTCGTTCATCGTGCCCTGAAGCTCAAACATCTGGTTGCGCATCCGGTCGGCCATGAACGGCGACAGGACGGCAACCGCCTCGGCGGTCTGCTTGGGCGATCCGAGGTACGTCATCAGGGCCGATTGCAGATAGCGCCGCTTGACCTTGAGCAGCGACGGGAACCAACCCGTGAACTGTTGCAGCGCGTTGCGCAGGTTGGCAAACATCGTCGCCACGCCGGCGCGGGACCGCACGCCGCCCCAGAACTTGTCGGCCAACTTCCACCTACCAGGCTCCATTGCCTGCTGGCGGGCAGCGCGGTTGAGCCACGGCAGCAGCATGTTCTCCATGACCGCCGGGTCAAACCGCTCAAGCAGAGCCTTCAGGTCGCGGTCGCGCAGGATCTTGAGCGCATCCTTCACCGACGGCTGAATCATGGAGAACCGCAGCACTGCGTCGGTATGCGTGGCAATCAGGCGCAGGTCAAGCGACAGCGCTTCGTTGTAATCAACGCGGCCCTTCGTGAAGCCGGCACCCGTGGACGGGAGCGAGTTGCGCCAGTCGCCTTCCAGTTCGTCCATGCTTGCATTGACGCGGGCATCCTGCACCATGAACTTGTCGGTGGCCGCCGGCACATAGCCGCCCCGATACGTCCCGAACGGCGTCACGACCTCGGTGGCTTCAACTTCCTTGAAGTAGTAGCCGTACATGTCGAAGTGAGCACGCTGGGCGAGCGGCTTGATCTCCTCGAGCAGATCCCAGATCGACTGCACGAAGTCGTAGTCGGACTTGGTCAACTTGCCCTCGGCGATCATCCGGGCGATGAACGACCGCCATCGGCTGTCGTCCAGATTGCCATCGGCGTCGAGTTCGCCCCATCCACGACCGAGCAGCAACTTGCGGTAGTTGCCATCGTTACCAGTGTGCATCAGGGCTCCAAGCAGTTCTGCCCTGCCGATGCCCCCGTTGCCGTTGCCGAACGTGTAGTCAAGTTCAGGTGCCGCGATCTTGCCGACGGTCAGATCGATGCCGTCCAGCAGCTTGACAAACCGCTCCACGTACTTGTTGCGCTCAATACGGTACGCATCGACCGCTTGCTTGACCGGGCGGAACAGGTACTTGGTGAACGCTCCAGGACCGGCCATGCCATCGAGTGCGTCAGCCCAAGCCTCAACGCGGCTCATCATGGCACGCAGGCCAAGCAGATGACGATTAGCCTGATCGACGGCACCAGGGGCCTGGCGCTGGCCGACGCGCTCGCCGACGCCGATGGCCTGCAACCGATCCGCCATCTCCTTCAGGACGAGGTCGAGCGCCACACGCTCGCCATCAACCGTGATCTGGCGGTCACGACGAGCTTGGGCCCACAGCGCCTGCACCGTGTCGCGCAAGACCCGGAACTCGGTGACCGTGAGGTCGCGGTAGTCATTCGTGCCTGACAAGGACTTCAGCACGATGGGCGCGATCCCGTCGTACAGGTCAGGCGCGTAGGTGCGCAATTGGTCGAGGTACTGGGCCGGCGATTCGCCACGCTTGCCGTACCCGTAGTACGACAGGATGGCCCGGGCCGCCATGATCGGCGCCATGTCGCGGGTCTTTGCCAGCTTCTCGTCCGACCGGAAGAACTTGCTGAAGTCCCGGCCGGCGACGGCAATCTCCTCCTTTGCCAGCATGGCCTCGCGGGCCAACTGGTTCTGGACGAGCTGCTGACGCTTGGCGCGGCGGGCAACCTCTGCCGGCTCCCGACCGCCGTACTTGGCATCGAACTCGGCACGCCGCTCCTGTGCCTTGGCAACCGCCGCTACGCCAGCCTCGGTCGCAGCCACGGTCGCCTCGTCGGGAGTCTGGCCGGCGGCGATGGCCTCGTTGTAGGCCCGCGTTGCAGCCGCCTGGCCTGCCGTAGACGGGTCTTGGGGCTCCCGGTAGGCCGTGGTAGCCGTCCGCGCAGCCTCGGCTTCAGCGGCCTCGTAGCGCCTCGGATTGAGTGTCCGGATAACGACACCGCCGATGATGTCTTGAGCGACCTGACGGGCAGCCTGCAACATGTCGTTGGCCGGGCGCCGCTGCTTCTCAAGCCACCGCTGCTCAACCGCGATGAACCGCGCTCGGGCCTCGTTGTGGATCGCCATGTCCACCGCAGCCTGACGGGCCTCGGGGGTCGCCAGGTCGGAGTTCTCGTCCAGCATCCGTTGGTCGGTGCGGGCATCGATCTCTTCCTTGATTGGCTTGGCGCCGAGGATGGCGTTGATGAACTCCACCCCGCTCCCGTAGCCGAACATCCCAGCCGCCATGTCGGGATCGATACCGCCCTCCTGCACCATCCCGTACTTGCCGTACTTGAGGCTGGCCGGGTCGAAGCCCGCCGGCATGATCGCACGCACCTTGGCGAGATCAAGCTTGAACGCGCCCGTGGCCGCCGTCACCTCGCCCGTATCGGTGCGGATCGTCCCCTTCTTCAGGAACTCCATCGCCCGATACACGGGCTCCAACTGCACCTGCGCCGAAACCTCCTCGCGGATCTCCTTGCGGGCGCGGTCGTGCTTGGCTTGGATCTCGCGCAGGTACTTGCTCTGCGCGTTGCCGTACCACTGCAACTCCTTGAGCGTGGCCTTCGTGAGTTCCGCCGTCGCCGCGTCGGTCGCGTCCTGCTCGAGCGCCTGATACGCCGCCCACTCAGCATCGTTCATCCCGCTCTGTTCCTGCGTCTGGAACATCGCCTTCATCCCACGCACAACCTGGGCGCGAGCGATCTGCTCGTCGGTCGCCAGCATGCGGTCCATGACGAGCCGGATCTCGCTGCTCATCATCGGCAGGTCACGACCGAATTGCGCCTTGTACGTCGCGTTCAGCTCGTCGCGGATCGACTTGTACACGCGCTTCAACCAGGCGGCGAACTGGTTGAACAGCGACTGCATCTCCACGCTCGGCGCCTTGCCCTCGTGCAGGTAAATCTCGAACGAGTACGCGAACTGCTCGTGGTACTGGCGCTGCTGGTCGATGGTCAGACTCGACCACTTCGCCAGACGTTCTGCTGGCGTGGCGCCCTCAATCCCGAACCACGTCAACAGCGCATCCATGTCAGCCTTCGTCTGCTGCGGCCCCGTGGCGCTGCGGGCGATGTCGGCAAGGATGGTCAGGTAGAAGTGAGCCGTCTCGTGCGCAAATGTGCTGAAGTCACGCCCCTCGCGGAGCGTAGTCATCAACTTGGCGGGGTCAAACTCGCCACGCGGGGCGCGGGCCGCTTGGAATAGCGGAAGGCCCGACTCCAACTTTTTGACCATCTCGGGCGTGACGAGGAGACCGGGCTGATTTCCAATGACGGTCGCTCCGGAAGGTGCTTCGCCACGACCAAGTTCCTGCCGTTCCATGATGGCCGTCAGGCGTTCCGCTTCGGTCCAGTCACCTCTCCGTTCCGCAGCCATGATTTCATCGTTGGTGACACGACGCTCAGTCGCCATCGCTACCTGCACCATCTTCCCGCCGCCGTACTTCTTTAGCAGCTTGTTGACCGACGCCGGGACGATCTTGTCGTAGAAATCAATCATCCCCCTGCCGCCGACCTTCAGGCCGTCTCCACGAACATCTACCCATCCCTCCTTATTGGGCTTTCCGTTGATCGTTTGCTCGGCAACATCTTTGCCAACCGTGTCGGCAAGTTCTTCAGCCGTCATCACTTTCTGGCCAGATTCGCTAAAGCCATCACGATTACGAAATAGTGGACTTCCGTCAACGCCTTCGATGTACGTCAGATACCGCCCATCGGCCTGCTTGTTGACCGATAGCAATGAAACCTGCTTGCTCAGGTCGTAGCGATCCGCGCTCTGCTTGCCGTTGACGAACGCCACGCGGTCGTAGTTGCCCTGCGTAGCCTCAAGCAGGATGTGCTTCAGGCCGAGGTTTAACCAGCCGTCCGTTGTTTCGACGAATGGGGCAAGCGGCACGGCAACAGGTTTTATGAACGCAAGTGCATCGGCCTTTGCCTCATCAATTGTGTTTCCATAAAACAAACTGCGTCCGACAATTCCAACTGGCAACTCAACAACCGCCATCTTCGCGTCATATGGAGAGGTTCCTGGTTCATATAGCTTGGTTCCTGCTGGCAAAGTTGAAAGCATCGGGCTTGCAAAACCCTTCTTCCGTCCCGCCTGCCCCCAGTCGCTCTGGATCTCCTCAACAAACAGCACGCGCTTTCCGTCCGCATCGACGCGGTCGTTCAGGCGGAAGTGAACAAGGACGTTTGGCTGCTTCCAATGGCTTGACCTGAAACCTGCTGGCCGTTGACGCAACGTATCTAGCCGTGCAGATTCTTCCTCCGTCATGTTCGCAACATAATCCTCGCCATACTTCTGCTGCATCTTTCGCAAATATGTCCCGAATTCATCTTGCTGAAGTCGCGGCAGCATAATCAGCACCTCGCGGTAGTTTGTGCCGCCGGGAAGCGTGTACTGACCGAACTTCGTTGTAGTTTTGCCGCTACGCTGCACGCGCTTTACGCGCACGCCGTTGTTCTTGAGGAACTCGGCCACGGCTTCCTTCGTGACCTTGCCATCCTGCATGTCAAGCCAGTCCGTAAGGCCGCTCCAGTCAACCTCGTCCTGCTTGACCTCGCCTTTGTTGACAAGCCCCTTGATCCGCTCCTTCCACCCGGACGGCGCAAGGCTCTTGGCGTCGATAGCATCGACCGCCTTGGCGAGCGCGGAGTAGAAGCCTGGGCTGACGGGAGCCTGCTCAAACATCGCCGCCTGCTCAAACACCTTGGGACTCGTGATGTTGAAGCGGCGCGAGAGCGGGACGACGTTGCCAGCCTCGTCGCGGGTGACGGGGTCGGCGAGCTTGATCTTGTTCTCATTGAGTACAACAACGGATGTCATCGGCTGCGAATAGTGGGAGTCACGTAGCCGGACAATGTCGTAACCCTGTGCCCTTGCCGTGCGCTGAATGTCTTTCCAACGAGCACCGGTTCCGTTGCCCTCAAAGTCCCACATACCGCCGGCGAAATATTCCTCTACTGGATCAGCTTCAAATCCAGTAGCGCGGTCGATGAAGTCGTAGCCTGACTCCTTGGCCCACTCTTGAATCCACGCGACTGCCTCCCTTGATCTTGAAGCCAGATCAAGCGTCTTGCCGCCAACATAGAACCGTCGAACATCACCGTCTGCGGCGTAATCCTTGGCGACTCGTTCATCGTACGTCGTGAAGATGCCAGGCTCGTTTCGGCGTCGTGCTGCATATTCCGTGATGTTGAATCGACTGTCACCGCGCCATACCTCTTCAGTCAGACCACTCGCCTTAGCCGCCTCGTCCACCATGCGCTGCGCCGTCTCCATGTCGCCGCGCTCAACGGCGGCGAGGTAGTCGGCGTCGATGCGGGAGGCTTGCTCAAGAACTGGTGCGGATGGCAGCCGGTACATCGTTGCGCTGATCGCAAAGTCCTTGTTAGAACCCTTGTTTTCAACAAATCCAAGGCGCTTGTACCACGCGATCAAACGCTTCTTGCTTGCCCCAAACTCGCTTGTTGGTGAAACATCAATGCGCTTACCAGATTGATCTGCGTAAGCGATCAGGCTTTGCATCGCACGTGTTGCTCGTCCTTCATCCCGTAGTTCCGCTGGAACACGAATGATTCCTGGCCGAATCGTCGTGGAGGTTTCCGTAAGACGCTGTTCAACCCCAAGATCGGCAAATGACTGCTCGACATCCGCTAGCGTCATTTGTGCCGCCTGCTCAAGCGGCTGCCCCTCCTGCACAACCTGGGGTCCGCGGACGCGGTACGGGTATCGCTCGTAGAACTGCTCCGGCGTAATGCCCATACGCGCAGCCTGAGTCACAGCGAGGTCGCGGAACAGCTCGGCGTTGGCGCGGACCTCGATGTCCTGCATGCCAGTCTGTCGCAACTGCTCGGCAACGGTCGTTTCTACCTTCTGTGCAGACTCCACGAACGCAGCGTCTGCTTCCTGCCGCTCGGCAAGAGCAGCCTGGGCTTCCTGACGCAACGCATCACGCTTACGGCTGAAATCCTGTGCCTGCGCAACGCTCATAGCCTCTGGGCTCAGGCGCACGTGCGGGCGCAGCGCGTCGCCAAGAGACGTGCCGGCGAGCCGAGCCCCGTAGACCGACGTGGGGATCGTCACGTCGCCGCCGTTCTCGAGGGCGTTGCGCAACTGCTCGCGGATGCCGGGGATCGACTGCTCCAACTGCTCGGCGCTCAGGCCGCTCTGCGCGAGAACCTGGGCCGCAGCCTCAGCCTCAACGTAGACCGTGTCGGCGGTCGTACCCTTGGCCTGACGGGCGAGGAAGCCCTCGTAGGCGTCGAGGTTTCGCTTGGGGAGCTTGCCGTCCTTCTTGGCTGCGTCGAGGCCGTCGAAGAACTCCTCTTGCGCAGAAACCGCCTCGGCACGTCGAACATCGACCATCAACGACAGTCCGGGGCCAGCAGCGCCAATCAATGCGCTGCCTTGCACTCCAGCGGCAAAGTCACTGGCGATATTCTTCGCCATCTGACTCCACGTGAAATCGGTAGGCACGCCGTCGATGGCCTTGCCGAGTTCAGAGAACGCATCAGCGACAAGACGCTGACTGCCTTCCTCCGCACCGCCGACAGCCATCTGCTTCAGGGTCTGCTTGCCGAATTCAGCAGCCGCGCTGCGAATTGTCGGTTTCGCCAACTGCTGGGTCAGTTCCTGCCGCAGGAAACGCGTGATCGGCTTGAACGAACCTGCGAACAACCTGTCGCCGACCAACTCAATAATGCCGATGACAGTCCCGCCGGCAACGGATGCGTAGTACGCCGTCTCTGGTTCCACCCCCTGTGCAACCATGTCGTCAAACAGGAAGCCGCCTTCCACTTGGGCGCTTGTGCCAACGATCCCCGCTTGCAGACCAGCGACGAACCCGGCGGCGGCGCCTGGCGGACCACCGACTGCACCACCAACGCCTGCACCCATCAATGCCACTGTGCCGACGGGACGGGCCATAGCCAGTGCTTGCGCCGTCACCATTGCCGCACTACCGAAGAACCCGGATGGTTCCTTATTCGCTAATTGCTTCTCTAAGAAGGCAATGCGATCATTCAGCACCGTCTCGTTCTCTGGCGTTCCACCGAAGGCGACGTAGCCCTTGCGACGTGATTTCAAAGCTCCAAGTTCAGCGCCGAGTTCACCAATGGCGTAACCATCCTCAAGCACCTTGGCGATGCGCAACGCTTGGCCGGGTCGGCGGTCGAACAGTTCTGGACCGATGAAATTTACCGCCTTGTCGAACAGGCTTGAAGTCTTCTCCAACGAGTCCAGATCGTCGTGCGCCTGCGCTGCAAACACGGGGTCCAGCAGCGACTGCGCGAGGCGCGGGTTGTTCTGCAACATCCCACTGCGCTGCACGCTGGCGATCATCGAACGCCGACGCAGTTCGTCCATGTTGCGCAATGCCAAGTCCTGCCCGATGCCGAGCGGCGTGCCCAACTTCGTGGCCTCTGCCGCCTGGTCAGGGTTGATGCCTGCTACGGCTGACAACGATCCCACCGCCGGTGGCTGCGACACGGTACGCACCGCAGGAGCCAAATCCATAAATGGATTGTCGGTCGGCATGGTCGGAGCCGCAGGCGGCTTCGACATCCCGGCGGCGATGTCCATGAAGGGATTGACTTCCGTCGGCGTTTCTTCGTTCTGCATTATGGATTTGCCTTTTGTCGGCGCTGGTACTCAAGGTACATGGTTGCCATGTTGGCCTGATTGACAGCCAGACCGTTGGCCTTGAGAGCCGCACGAATCTGTGTTTGCTGTTCGGTTGGAATCTCGGCCACGATGTCGGCGTATGCCTCGGACGCCTGTTCGGGCGTCATAGCCGCGATGACATTGCTTTCGCCATACTCATCAAACGCACGGTCCAGCAGCAGCGTGTCGATGACGTGCTGTTTCTCATCACGGTTGAGCGACCTACCAAGGCGGGTCTGCTCGTACGAGATAGCCTGCTTGACGTTGTCGCGGAACAGCAGGCTTGCACGCAGCTGATCCTTGTCCCTTGAGTTTGGGAACGCCAGAGTGTCCAGCCCATTGCGCACCAGCGTTGATTCCAACTGGTCAGCATCGACCGAAGCCTGCGCCATCTTGCTCGGGTCGGCGGTGTCCTTCAGCAACTTGACGTACGTACCTGGCGTCAGGCGATTGCGGTTCTTGTCCAAGTAATCGACCGTCAACACGCTCGGGTCACGGGCGATCTCTTCCATGACACCGAGTTCGTCGGTTTCACGCTGCCCACTCAGCAACTTGGCCTGATCGGTCGGCTTCAGCGTTCCCCACAATTCCGGTGGGATCTGTCCGACGTTGTTTCCGGGGACAGCCAGGAACTCGGTGATCGCGTCCATGCGGCCACGGTATTCCTCCTTGATGAGCGCGTCCTCCTGCGCGAACTGCGTGCGCAGGTTCGACTGCACCTGCTTGCGAACCTCGGGGTCAGGGATGCGCTCAGCCACGTTCAGCGCATCGCGCAGCGTCATAGGTCGGCGTGCCTCGTCGCGGTCAGAGTCTTCAAGGGAGTTGAGGTTGCGCGGGTCGATGGCCTCGCCGTTGCGGGTCGCGGTGTATCCGATGCGATACAGCCCGTCCTCGGCAGCATCGTTCCTGCCGACAATGCCGATTTGTTCGCCACGAATAATCTCTTGGCCTTCCTCAAACATGCCGCGCATGTCCACGTTGTCGAGCGTCAGCGTAGTCCCGCCAGCAGTTTCCAACGTGACGGTCGTACCAACGATGCTCGTTACGACTGCATTGGCCGGCGCATTCACGGGCGCACCAGGCGGAGCCTCGATGTTCACGCCCTTGCCATCGACGTTGATGCGACCGTTCTCGATGATCTGGTCGAAGTTCCCCGTGCCGGCGGGCGTGTCCAGCACCCCAGTCGTGCGGATGCTCGTTGTTAACTCGTCCACCATCTGGCGCTTGCGGTTGGCGTCGAGTGAAGCGATCATCGCGTCGGCCTTGGCCGGGTCGATGCGGTTCAGCTCCAACTGCTTGCGCACGTAGTCGAGCCCATCCTGAAACTGGCCGTCGATCATCAGGCGGTTCACGACGCCCTGCGCAGCCTGCGTGTAGACCGCGTTCTCGAGCTCGCGCATCTGGGCGCTGTCCTCGGCGTAGCCGCGCAGGCGGCCCACGGTGCGGATCTCGTTCAGCGCCACGCCTAGATTGGTGTTGTATGCGCCAGTCGGCAGCCCGTCGGTCGTGACCGCATCACGTTCCTTGTAGTCCACGATGGCAAGACTGACGTACTGGTTGGCCCGTGCGGTGGCCTCGCCGGCAGCGTAGACCTTGACCTGCTGGTCACGGTGCGTCTGCACCTGCGCCTGGAAGGTCATCATGTTGCGGGCAAGCACGTTCTGATACAGCCGCTTCTGGCCCTCGTTCAGGCGGTCCATGCTGGCCTGCCCGGCCTGAATCAACTGCTCGTTGACGCTGACGTATGACGTTTCGGCGTCCTTGCCGGCGGTGTTCAGGTAGCCGTTCTGGCCCCGCATGATCTCGTTGGCCTGTTGCAGGAACGCGACATCGCTTTCCTTCGCAGCGGCCTCGTCAATCTGGTCCTGCATCGCATCGCCGATGCTGAACGCCGTCATCCCTGCGCGGGTCAACTGCTGGCCGAACTGCTGGACCTGCTCGCCCGTGTAGTTGCGCATGGGCTCCACGGCGGGAGCCTGGAACTGGCCGATGTCACCCCCGCCGGGCGGGGTGACTTGCGGGACGAAGGTGGTCGGGACGGTTGGCATGGATACCTCAGAATCGTTCGGTGGCTACGCCTTGCAGCAGTTCGTCAATGCGCTTGTTACGGGCCCAGTTGGCGCCGATATCGACCGCGCTGCCGAGCAGGCTGGTAGCCGCCCCGAAGCCCGGCATGATCGTGCCAGCTGCGCTCGACAGGTTCCGGCTCGACAGTTCAGCCATCGTGGCCTGCGTGCCGAGGTTGAATGCCTGCAACCGGGCAGCCTCCTGCGCCCGGACGGTCGATGCGTTGATGGCGAGGCGGTCAATCTCCTTGACCAGGTCCATGCTGGCGACGACTTCCTTGGCCGTCCCCTGCCCAAGCGCAATGCCTCGAGCAGCCATCCCCGTGCGGGCGCCGGCACGAGCCTGACCTGCCCGCATCGTGTACTGGCCGGCTGCGGCCTGCCCCTGTTGACCGACCTGCGTCGCGGTGAACTCGGCTGCCCGACGGTTGATGCGCGTCATCTGCGCGGCGAACGCCGCGTTCTGCGCCTGCATCTTGAGCTGGTTCTGCTGCGACTTCAGCGAGTAGTACGAGCCGATGGCCCCGGTAAAAGCGCCGAAGATCGAGGCAATGTTGCCGCCGATCTGCAAGCCCTCGGCCAACTGCGACCCGAGCGTGAACCGTTCGCCGACGGTCGGCACGTCTCCCGGGGTCAGCGAGAACTCTGGACGCATCAATGAGAATTGGCTCATCGTCAGTCTCCTAGCGCAACTTCAAGGGTCAGACCCACGACCGTCAGGGGCAGCGGGTCGGCTTGCCGGATGTAGACCTGACCGCCGGCCCGCCAAGCTGGCTTGAGGTCAACGTCGATCTCGTCGCTCTTTAGGCTCGGCGGGGTGCCATATGGCTCAGTCGTGCGCTGCTTGGCCTCTACGAGCCGATCCGCCGTCGGGCCAACGAAGATGCCGCTCGACTTGAACACCCGCAGGTACGCCTTGTTGACGTTCTTATAACGCCCCTGACCGTAGCCGTCGATGCTCATCACCGCTGGCAGGGTCTGTAGATCGCTCTCGTACGGCAGGCCGACGTGGATCAGGACTGCGGCCCGGTCGAGCGCCACGGAGCCGCTGGAGACGGTTTCCTGCGGCTGTACGGCCCCGTCAGCAAGGATGCTGACCGTTGCCCCCTCTAGGTGCGCCAAGCCGCTCACGCTGTCTCTAGCGAACGCCCAGACGGTCGTGGGGGTGTTGCGCAAGGCAACGGGCAGCGTGACGTCCACCCGAGCCGTCGCCACCGTCGTGCTGCTAGTGCCGATAATGCGAAGGCGGTACTTGTTGCCAGCCGTGTCGGTCAGGACGATGGCGTCATTGACGTCGGTCGTGGCCGGATAGGCGAAGATCGAGGTGCTGGACGTGATCGTCAGCACGTCGGACGGTCCCCAAGTCGTGCCGCCAGAGACAGTTACGGTCGTTGCCGTGGTGTTCGTTCCGTCGTACGTCAGGCCCGCGTCCACGAAGAAGCAGTTCTCCAGCGTCGTGATCTGGCGAGTTGCCATCCGCTCCACATAGCGCACCGAGTTGCCGTTGATCGTGCGCTTGACGATGACGTACACGCGGTCCTCATTGCCCTCGGCAACGGCGGTGCACGACTCGTACAGGCCAAGCGTGTCGTGCTGCGCCCAGGCACCGATCTGCTGCTCGGGCATGTAGGTCAGGCTCAACAAGTTGCCGTTGCTGCTGACGAACCACAGGATCGGCTGCGGGCTCTTGCTGTAGCACATATCCACCAGAGTCAGGTCATCGAACAGGTGAGCGGCCCGAATGGACAGGTCGCCCGTCACGAAGCCGCTGGCCTGCCACGAGTAGCCGAGCTCGCGGACGTGCCCCCCTCGAGCAGCGCAGTACACGACCGTGTTATTCACGATCTCGGGCTGCACGTCGTTCGCACCGATGTACGACTGCGGACGCACGCTGATCGTTGTCGGCGTCAGCGCGTCCGAGTTGATCGGGCTGACGCGCCATTCCGCGCTGCTGGTCATCAACAACAACTGCGTCAGCGGGACGATGTGGTTGATCGTGTTGAGTTCGCGGGCAGCCACGCGGATGCTGATTCGGTCGCTGTCCTTGACTGGCAGCGAGTACGACAGGTCGCTCTCCGTGCCCGAGCGAGTCATCCAAATCGTCTGCGGCGCGTTGTTCGTGCCGGCGAAGATCCGCCGCTGCTCGAAGTACGACACCGAGCGCGGGTAGTTGTTCGCGCTGTTGAACGGCGTCTCAACGATGGGCGGCGTGATGCCCATGTCAGGCGCGATGTTGTCATCGTCAAACGACGTGGCAGCCGTCTGCCCGATGTAGCCGTACAGGCCGCTCTGACGCTTGTACACGTTGTACCGGAGCGCCCCCGCGACTGCGCTCCAGCTGATCGTGTTCTTGGCGCCGATGGCGTTCAGGTTGTTGATGACGTTGCCGCTCGGGCTTGCCGCGCTCTCGTCCACCGCGTTTTGCGCAATGGCCGTCACGACGTAGTAGTTGTCGAAGTCAAGGCTCTTGTCGCCGAACTGCACGAACCCGCCGCTCGTCCATGCGGTGTAAGCCGTCGTATCGACCGGGACGCCAGTGTCGTACGCCTTGACTGAGAACGTGTTCGTGGCCGGCGTCGTGTTGACGAGGTAGAACCCGCTCAACTGCGTCATTGTGCCGCCGTCGATGTACACGCTGTCGCCGATGGCGAACCCGTGATTGCCGACCGTGGTCACGACGCCGGGATTTGCGTTCGTGATGCCCGTGATGTTCAGCGCATCGCCTCGGCTGGCCGTGACCGTCGGGGCGCCCGGCACCGCAACGGGGGCAACGAACGTGATCGTCGTCAGCGTCCACGTCGTCGCGCCGAGCCGGCGCAGTTCACGCGGAGCGTGATTGGGGTGCACGAGCGTCAGGACGTCGCCCGACTGCACGTAGTGGATTGAGAACAGGTCGGCCTCTTGGTAGGGCGACGGAATCTCGTAGGCGCTCGACGGCAGCGGATACCAGTACGTGGCGTTGGGCGGCGCGTTGCCGGTCGTGGCCGCGATGCAGTAGTAGTTCGTGCCGCCCGAGGACACCAGGTCGCCAACCACATAGGCGGTCGCCCCGTTGTAGGCCGCCGGCGTGCCAGCCTGCAACGTGCTGCCCTGCGTGTGGAATCGGATGTAGCCCTGCCCAAACTCAAGCACCATCGTCTGCGTCGTGCTGTACGTGAACGGCAGCAGTCGCGTGCGCTTGGTGCTGTCTTTCACCGTCGCCACGTACGTGGTGCCGGGTCGGTTCTCTGCCGGCCCCTGCGGGGTCGGGATGAAGTTCCGCATCTTGGCGGCACCAGTCTGGAACTTGATGTCATCAATGCGCCCGAACATCTCCGGCGACAGCTCGCCGCCAGCGAACGATCTGTTGTAGATGCGGGTGTTTGGCATTGGTCAGCGTCCTGCGATCCAGCCCGTGATGTGCTCCGGCTTGATGTTGCGCTGGTTGGCGTCCGACATGCGGGCCTGTTGCAGGTAGGCCATCATCATCTGCGCCTGCCGCTTGCCCTCAGCCGCGCCCTGATCGCCCTTGATGACCGGGCCGGCAAGCATGGCGGCAAGGTGGTGCGACAGCGCCATGACGAACAGCGGGTCAAACTTGGTCGGGTCGGTGACGAGAGCCTGGTATCGCAGCAGCGCGTTCTGCTGATCGGTATACAGCACTTTGTTGCCGAGTGTGTCGGTCTCGATGCTGTACGGCTGTGGCACGTAACGCCCAGCCGCAACGAGCGGGGCGTAGTTGTGCAGGAAGTCTGGGGTGTCGCTGGGAACGAACTTGGCCGCGTAGTCGTTCTCGGCGTCGTGTGGCAGCACGCTGACGGCGACCATCATGTCGCCGGGGCAAGCGTACGAATACTTCCACATGGTGTACGGCATCGTCACCTGCGCAAGCAGTGCGCGGCGAGACGCGAAGTTCCATGCGTGCATCTGGAGGAGGCTGTCGCGGGCGATGGGGTAGAACCGAGCGCAGTGCTCGGCCTGAGCTGACCCTTCCGGCGGGTCGATGCTGGCGATGGAGGCATCGTCGCCGAGGTGCGCGAGTGCCAGATTGCAGATCTCAACCACGCTTGCCATTCGATCCTCCTAGGAAAAGAGGGGCGCCGGGTGTTTAGTCCGACGCCCCTCCGGGGTCACATGCGTCGTGTCAGTCCGCCGTGACGGTGGTCTTGGCTGGCCGGCCTCGCTTGGGTCGCACCACAGGCACGACTTCAGGCTGCTCCGACTGGCGCGGGGCGTCGATTGGCTCGACGTTCCCGTTGGCAGGACCGTTGTACTCGAAGACTTCGCCCTCCTTGCGGAGGCCGTTGTCGATGAAACACGTCACGAGTGCGCGGACTTTCATGTCAGGTCACCGAGAAGCCGCTGGCGTAGAACTTGCGACCGTCCTGGATGTCCTTCACGATCTGGGCGAGAATCGAGCCAGTCGTGGGGGTGGTGCCAGTGACGTCGTAGTAGGCCGCCATGTAGCGCTCGCCGAGGCTAGCGATCTGGGGCGGGATGCGCACGACGTACTGCTTGCCGGCAGTCAGGTTGGCAAGCAGAACGGCACCAGTCGAGGCGATGGTCGTCGGCGACGACATCGCATCAGTGGTGTCAGTGACGACAGCCATGTTCAGGCTGGTCAGGTTGTCGAACGCCGTCACGACGGTGAAGACCATGTACAGGTCTTCGCCTTCGCCGATGTCACGGGCAGTGCCGAGGTCGATCACGTTGGTGCTGACGGCGTCAGCGGTGATCGCCTGGCCACTGATGGCAGAGCCGGGGTTGTTAGCCCCGGACACGGTGAGGAGAACGTCGGTAATCATTGTGTTGGTTCCTTTCTGTCGTTCCTATCAGGACACGACGGCTTCGGTGTTGACGATGGCATCCACGCGGCGCAGGGGCACGCCCTGGAACGACAGCCAGCTGTAGGGCTGACCGAACTGCGACAGACCTTCGTTGACCTTGAGCACGTACTGGCTCTTGTCGAGCGCAGCGATGGCAAGGCCGCTGTGGACGGTGCGGTTCATGTAGAACGCGGCCCGACCCATGCCCATGTTGGGGATGCGGTACAGGGCGCGGCTCATCAGCTTGATGATGGCGGTAGCAGCCGAAGGAGCCTGCGTAGTGGTCTGCGCAATCAGGTCATCGGTGTCGATGTTGCAGATGCGGACCACGTAGCGCCAGTCCTTGACCACCAGACCGTTCTTCCACTGGTAGCGGGTGGCATACGCCTGAAGACGGGTGCCATCGCTGTTGTAGACGGTCTGCTCGCCGAGATCTTCGTGGATCAGGCCGGCGCTGCTGCCCTTGGGGAAGGGGCAGTACACGGTCTGGTCACCCCACACGACGAGGTAGATCGACGTGTTGCTGGTGGCATCGCTACCGCCAGCCGAGATGATGTTCTGCGAGTTGTTCGGGCTGCCGGCGCCGATGTCCGAGTAACGCGGCGCGAGGCCGAGGAACTGCTTCGGATCGGTGGCGGGGTTGCCGTAGAACAGGGTGGTTGCCTGAGTCTGGTTCATCGCCTCGAGGAAGGCGACGTCTTCGGACAGGCGGAACTGGGCGGTGTTGCCGTTCAGCATCGCCAGATCCTTGTCCACCTCGCTGCGGGCTTCCAGAATGCCGCAAGCCTCATCGACCTGAGCGGTCGTGCTCTTGCTGTTCGGGATGCCCTGGTTGAGGGCGCGCCAGTACACCGAGGGAAGCCCGGTGCGGATGACGACGCGCTCGCCCGTGGGGAGGTTGCCTTCCTTGAAGACGCAGTCCTCGAGGATTTCGTTCGACTGCGAGAGGAGTTCCGCGATGACCGGGACGCGGCCATCCGGATCGGTGCGCTTGGCCCAGTCGGCCAGCGTCAGATTCGACGTAGAGAGAGTTGCCATGTTGCGATTCCTTTGTTGGAGTTAGTTACGAGTACAGAACATCGGCCAGATCGGAGAACGACTTGGGGCCGGCCTTGGCCTGCCCGGTCGAGCCCGTCACGACACGATCCTCACTGATTGCCTTGCCTGCGCGGAAGAATAACCGGACGATCTCCGGGTGATTCCCCAGACCAGACTCGTTGAGCAGCGTGCGGAGTTCGGTGGTGCCGAACGCATCCAGCGCCTTCTTGGCAACGGCCAGGTTCTCGGCGAGCGCGGGGCCGCCGAATTCCTTGTCCTGCTTAGATGCCTCCATCCAAGCGCCTTGAACGGCCTGAATCTGAGCCATTTGACGTTCGGCCATCTTCGGGCCCATGACGTCAAGCAGCTTCTGCGCAGCGTCCTGACTCAGCTTGAGTTCCCGTGCGACCTCCGAGTACGCGGTGATGGTGTCACCGTCAAACTCCTGACCTTCAGGAGCCTTGAATTCGTACTTCTCAGGCGCGGTCGGCTGGGCGTCGGCGGGTGCCTCGGCTGCCTTCTCTGCCTGTCCGGTCACAGGGGCGTCCTGCGCCTTGGCCGTGTCGGCGGGCGCAGTCTGAGGTGCAGACGCCTTCTGCTCGCCATACAACTTCTCCGCCGTCGCGGAGGTGTTGGTGGCATTCGATGATGTGGGCGCCTCACTGGTTGGGGTCGCCAGCATCGTCGTTGGTTCGTTCATTCGTGTGTTCCTTCAACATGACCGGATAAAGTTCCGGGCATACGGCATGGATAATACCAAGTAACTGTAGGCCGTAGTTACGGTTACCTTCAGAGAAGGCCATTGTCATGCTGTTGGTAGCGAACGAGGACCGGAACACTCCGGCCCTGTCCAGCAGCCTCCACACCATGCGCCGGCCACGCTTGTTGTTCATCAGCCACTTGACGTCGGCGGCCTCGTTCTCGCGCTCGAGGCGTTCACGCTGGTCGCGCTCGGCCTTGCTGCGCTCCTGTCCTCGGATGTCGAGGGGGTCGTAGTTGCTCATTCGTACGACCCGTCAACCTCGTTGATCGTGGCGATGACCGACGGGATGATGGGTCGCGTTGGCGACGTCAGGCCGCTTGCCGTGTAAATCGAAATGTCGTTGCTCGGCGTGCTCCACATGATCTGAGCGTACTGGCCTGAGTTCATCGACAGGAAGATGTTCCAGGCCGCCACCAGATACCCGTCGCCGCCGGCATGGGTCTTGGGAATGGTGATGCGCGTGTTACTCGCTGCAACATCGCTGCCGTCGATACGGAACCAGATGTCCGCCTCGCCTTCCTGCCCTGCGCTGTTGCGGAACTGCGCACTGAACTGGATGTTGTAAATGGCTGTGCGCGTTACGGTTAGGCGAGAATTGCTGGCTACCGTGATGCCCTTGCTGATGTCCGTTACCGGAAATGACAATGCCGTTGCCGTGTTCAGGCTCGCCGTCTGCGTGCTCTCGCTGTGAAACGCACCAACGTGCGGGATGCGGGCGAACAGGAGCTGGCTGCCGTCTGGATCCGACACCCCAACGATGTCGCCGCTGGTTGAGTCGTACAGGAACGGGCTGCCTGGGAATCGCTTCTGGATTGCCATTAGACCTCCAATGCCGACGGGCTGGTGTATCCCGAGAACATGTTCATCACGTCAGTCAGGGCGTTCTGCTGTCCGGTCGGAGCCTGCGCCATGTTCTTGACCGTCTGCGACGACTGTTGCAATGCCGCTGACTGCTCCTTTGCCGCCATCGCCTGATTGCGGGCGGTGCGGATGGCAGCAACTTCCTTGTCTGCGATGATGAGCGACGGGTCCACGCCGAGCATGTCGGCATAGATGTCGGCCCACTGGTCACTGTCGAACTTGTCGAGGATGTCTGGCTTCATCGTGGCGATCTGGCCGAGGTTGCCGACGAAGCGGTCAACCGAGTTCGTGCCGATGGCACGCTGCGCCTGGGCGAGCATGCTGACGAACTCGACGTTCAGGTCCATGCCCTGCAACTCCTCGGGTGCCGGCGGGATGATGCCACCCTGCAACATGCGGGTGAACGTGATGTCCACCAGCGGGTCGAGCAGTTCGTTGTGCAGGCGCTCAAGCACGGGCCCGAGCATCAGCAACTTCTCCTCGTGGCGCTCGGCGACCTCGGTGGCCGTCATGCGGGTGTTCGGCTGGCCGGCCAGCATCAGGAACATGTCGGCATAGAACGCACCACGAACACGCTCGCGGCAGTCTTGGATGTCGTTCAGCAGGTACTGGAGGTTCAGGTTGACCTCAAACGCCGTCTTGATGCCGGCTGACGCGCCGTCAACGAACGAGATGCCGCCGGGCAGCGTCTCGACGTCGCGGTTCTTCATCGACACGGGCACCTGGAGCGGAGGCTTGGTCTGGTAGTCGATGGCCTGGGCCTTGCGCAACTGCTCGTGCTGGAGCTGCTTGATATCGCCAAGCGCCTCCATGCCCGGGCTATTGCCGTAGATGTCTCCGCCGGCGGTGGCCCAGCGCGGGACGAGCGCGGGGAACTGCTCAAACCCGCTCTCTCGCAGGAACACGCCGTCCTCGCCGCCGACCTCGAAGTACCACGAGCCCCACGCCATGTTCTTGTTGTCGCGCTTCTTGTGGTCGCGGTCGGATCGCGGTTCGATGGCGTGGATGACAGGAATCCACTGGTCGAGCGTGCCGCGATCCCACATGTTGCGAACGGTCGTGGAGCAGTTCTTGTAGCCAAACTCCTTGACCATCGCGGCGACCGTTATCTCAAACTCTCGGTACAGCGTGTCAACGCGGCCCTGCGCGTCGGTGGCAATGCAGTACTCGCCCGTCGTAACGGGGTAGTGATGGATGACGTTCTTGAAGTCGGGCAGCACGATGCTCGTGGCCGTGCCGAACGCACCGAGCTCTTCGTACATCGTGTGCAGTGCGCGGTAGGTGTTGGACTTCTGGAAGACGAGCTGCATGCGGCGCGTCACGTCGTCGAGCCACAACTTGACGGGCTGGAACGAGTTCAGTTCCGGATCGGCGGTCGCCAGCCTGAACCACTGCCGTGCAGGGCTGGTCGCGCCCGCCATCATGCCAGCGCCGAGCGTGCGCAGTGCTCGGGTGCCCGTGTTGTCGTAGATGTTGTTGTGCCGGCGCCAGCCCTTGTCGCGGTCCTGGCGGAAGTATCGCCCGTTGCGCGGGAGCAGGTAGGTCGTGATCTCCTGCCAGTGAGACAGCCACGACGCCCGCTCACTCTTGAGCTGCCCCCACCGCGTGAACAGCTTGTCGCGGGTCGGTGCGCTTGGGTAGGACTGTGCGTCGCTGGTGTATTCGCTCACGATTACCCTCCGAGGAGTGAACTGCGACCGAGCGCCAAATCCTGCGGGTTGACGCCAGTCGGTCCAGTCAGCATGGTGCTGGTCGGTCCGCCACCTGCGCCTTCCGCTGCGCCAGCCATGATCTCGCCCATGTTGGGCTGCCGGCGGTTGGCTGCGGCCATAGCCTGGGCGCTGCGTCGCTGCTGCGATGCTGCCTGTGCGCTCGCCTGCGTTTGCGCTTGCCGCTGCTCGCCGAGCGCCTGCTTCTGAGCTTCATCGGCACGCTCTCCAGAATAGATTGCGTAGCCAGTTCCTGCCGCCGCTGCCGTTGCTGCCGCCACTGCGGCGATGGTGCTAATCGCTGCCATGTCAAATCTCCTTGGAATGCATCCGCTCGGTCAGAGTGTAACCCATGATGCCGAGGATTCTTGCGGCAGGTGTCTCATCTCGCCCATTCATCACGAGATCGCTCATAGCCACGTACTTCAAACCGCGTTGCTTGGCCTCGCGCTCAAACGCCTGCATGAGCCTGATGCCTGCCATGCCACGATGCGCGGGATCAACCCACCACGCGAGCTCCACAGCAGTCTGCATGTGCGGCGCAAACCAGAGCGGGCCGACAACGCCAAGGATGCCGCCGATGATTTGCTCGCCGTCGAGCGCAACGAACGAAACTCCACAGTCGATGACCGCGCTTATACCGTTCGCTAGTTGCTCGTCGGTCAGATGGTCGTTGATCGACCTGTACTCGCTGAACTGGATGAACTGCCTGCCCATCGTCAGCAGTGCAGGAACGTCATCGCGGTTTGCTAGTCGGATCATTCCATTCCCTCGTATGGGTCGTAGTCGCCTGGCCGTGTGTCGATGCGGTCGCGCACCTCGCGTGGGAGTTGCTTGCCCACGGGGAACGCGAACGTCAGGGCCAGCGCGTCGGCGATGTCCGGGCTCGCCCCACCCTGTAGCCGGCGCTTGATGTCGTCCTTGGACTCGAGCACCCGTCTGCCGTTGCTGTCGTACGAGTACGTTGGAGTGGCGAGTTCGGCCTTCAGGAACGGGTCGTTGGGGATAGCGCCGCCCTGCTCGAGCCATTCCCGCATGGTCCACCACATCTCCGTGCGCCTGTTGACGAAAAGGCCGGGGTTGTTGGGCTTGCCGCCGAAGTTCACCTCCACGATCCCGTATCCCAACTGGCGCAGACGGTCGATCACGCCGGCACCCCCGCCAACGTCGATGAACACGCCGTCCGGGTCGCGCTCCTCGATGACGTTGGCTACCCGACCTGCCAGGCTCATGTTGTCGATGCCTCGGTAGACCTGCGGCTCAAACGCCACCAAGCCCTGACGCAGCATGATGACGCTGCGGTCGTCGCCGAACCGAGCCGGGTCAACACCAACAACAAGCGGCGAGTCAATGATGTCGCCGTCTGCGTACCGGCGCCGTGCTGCGCCCTCCGCGTCAGACAGCGTGATGAGCTGATCGTCGCCGGCTGCGCTGAAGTCGCACAGGTACTCGCGTGCGAAAGCCGACTCGGGCATGTCGCGGCGCAGGCGCTTGACCTCGTCGCGGTCGATGGCGTCCGTATCATCGACGGTATAGAGCGCAGACCACCAGTCCTCGAGGCCGTTGGAACGGTAGAACAACTCGCTGAACAGGTTGATGCCCGACGGCGTGCCGATGAACATCGCCCAGCCTTTGCGGTCGGACAGGGCCGGCTGCACGATGTCTGTCCAGACCTCGGGCTTGATCTGGGCAACCTCGTCAATCACGCAGCCGTCGAGCCGGACGCCGCGCAGGGCGTCGGGGTTGTCGCCGCCGAACAGGCGGATGGTCGCGCCGTTGTGTTTGAACACGACGGCCAGATCGACCTCGTTGATGTCGATGGCCCCGGTCGTGCGCATGGGGCGCAGTTTGTCCTTGAGCCGAGCCCATGCGATGGCCTTGGCCTGGCGCAGGAACGGCGCGATGTACACATAGAACCCGAGCGGCTGTTTGCATTTCAGAGCCTTGTCCAGCAGCTCCATGATGGCGAGTTCAGTCTTGCCGGCACGTCGGTGCAGGGCAAGAACGGTGAACCGCTTGCGCTTCAGGTGACATTCCCGCTGCCACTGGCGCGGGCTGTAGTCAAGGCTTATCGGCACTGGGCACGCCTGTGATGACGGTCAGGTTCACGCCGCCGGCATGGTCCACGCCGACCTTGTCGCCGTACTTCTTCGGGTTCCACTTGGCAAGAAGCTTCAGCCGCGTCTCGACTTGGAGGCGACGCCACGCCACCTCGACCTGATCGGCTGGCTTGGTGTCGGCCAGTTCCTTGCACTCGTCGGCGATCACGTCATGCCCGTCCTCACGTGCGCGTGCGATGCGTGCCACAAAGTCTGGATCCTTGTCCATCCAGTGGTACACAGTTCGCCATTCCGGGTTTCCTGGCTGCCTGCACCATTCGCGCAGCGGCTTGCCCAACGTGAGCCAAGCGACCAAGTCGTCGGCTAGGTCTTGCGGGACGGGCTCTGGCGGTCGGCCTATCGGGCGCGGCGCTTGGCTGCCTTCGACTTGTCCGCTCGCACGAACTTCTTTGCGACGGACATAGGGACGCCGACCTTCTTTGCGAACGACCGGGAGTGTGCTGCCGCCTGCATCAGGCGCTTCTGGGCGGGTGATTTGCTTGGCATCAGGTTTCATTCTTGTATGAAAGGTGGATTTCCAGTCCAACGGATTCGGCGATGGCGATGGCGCTGGCGAGGTTGCAGCCCTTGCGGCGGATCTTAGGGGCGTCCGAGAGCAGGCACCGCACGTTGTGTGCGGCCATGCGGTCCTCGGCGTCCATGCGGACGGCCAGCGCGTTGGTGACCTGCCCGGTCTGTGCCATGTGCTCGCGCACGGCGGCCTTCCAGTCCTCAAAGCTTCGTACGATCATGGCGTGATTATATCAGTCCTTGGTGCTGTTTATTCCAAAATCTTGGATAGTTGCAGCCCAGACGAGTCGCGGTGTTCCCGGACCCATCCATCGTGCCTCGATCTCGTCGGTGACGAAGCACCGGGCTTCGACCTGGGTCATGCCCTGATCGTCGCGTAGTCGGGCTGCGATCATGTCCGCGCTGTAGACGACCACTGGCGGCCCGGTCTCGCCGGCTCGAGGGTAGTGAACGCCGAGGATGCAGTCATCGAGGCCCGCCAGCAGCACCTGCTTCCCCTGACGTCTGCGCTTGCGTGCCATGACCGGGATTGTACGGGCCGGCCAGCCGTGCCCTCCACACGGCTGCGATGTTCCGGACGCTCTTGTCGGCGAGATCGTTGCGCACGACGGTCGCTGGCGATGGTCCTCCGTCGAGGTACTCGGCTAGCCAGCGGCGGTAGAGCGATTCTGCGTCTGCGTCGGACAGTCCGTTCGTGCGCAGTTTGGCGAGCGTGAGCTCGCGCTCCTGCTCGACCTTGGCGGTCATCACGGTGATGCCATCGGCAATGACCTCATCCTCGGTGACAGCCCTCTGTTGTCCGTCCTCTCCCTTGACATACCAATCCCCCGCCCCCGCCCGTTCGACCCGCGTACGCCAGGCTGGCTCGCGCATCAGCAGACGTCGCATCGCGTCTCGAGGAAGGGGGGTAGGGGGGGTTTTGTTTGTAGTTGTGGTTGTGGTTGTAGTTGCTGAAGCCACCCTAGTAGGGTTGCTTGAGCCACCCTGCGTTTCTGCTGGTAGGGTTGCTTGAGCCACCCTAGTAGGGTTGCTT